CTCGTATCGGTGAAACCTGGATTGAGCTGTTCGATGGCGGTTGGCAGTCTGCTACTACCAAATCCCGTCTGAATGCTATTCTGTCTGCCTTTGGTATGGATGGAGAGCGTGTGTTTCAGAAGAACTTTCAGTGGTTTGTGAACTACAACGGTTCTCCGATTCCTTTCTTCTCTGGGATGCGTCTTGCCTGAGTCGATATAGCTCACTCATTCTCATTCATTTGCTATTCAAACTCATGAAAACTGTCATTCGTTACTTTGCTCCTTATGGGCGTGGTTGGTGTCATCAATCGTTCAACACTTATGCTGAAGCCGAACGTATGGTGGCATTCTATCGTTCCTGTGGCACCAAAGCTGATATTGTGATCTGAATCTATGGGAATGAGTTAGCCCTAAAGTTACTCACAATTCACTTCACTTTTCTTTCTTAATCATGTCGAAACAACTCTATATCTCCCTTCTTCGTAAGGGTAGCACTGGCAGTGAACTTCTGAACATTCTGGATAGCTTCGTGTCTGATGACAATGAACAGCCTACTGAAGCTCTGAAGCTGGAGCCTGTCCAGTTCTAATAGTGTCACAAGGGGGGCTTCAAAGCCCCCATCTAGCCCCTATACTAAAGGAGTCAAAGGAATCACACATGAGCATCACTGAACTCGCAACTGCTTCGCCCTTAGATCTCACTCTGGCTGACATTCGTGGTGAGGTTAAGTATACTCGTCTCGCACCTAAGAAGTCTCGTAAGAACTACAATTGTTGGGGGCGTGAACAGCCTTATGGGGCTTTCATTCACCAGTCTACGCTTGCAGTTCCTGGGGAGCATATTTGATCATGAATGATAACAACCTTCTGAACATTGATTGGATCGCTGAGTTTCTAGATGAGGATGATCAGGAACTCGATTGGTATGAAGATCTCGCAGCAGAGTATGATGCAGAGAGTGTAGAGTAAGAGCAGCAAATCGGGGGAGTTCGTGCTACTTCGTGCTGCTCCCCTTATGAGTTTGAGCAGCAGTTGTGGCGATCTTGGGGGTTTATGTATAGCGCGGCGGTGATATAAAAACCGCTAACTACCCTAACCTACAACGAACCCAAAACGCGAGAGTGATCGAAAGATCATAAAAAAAATTCTGCCGGCTAAAAAAATCCCCCAGGAAAAAATTCCCAGGGGGATGAAAAGAATCTTAGAGATCAACCAGTGGGATCATCAGTTCTTGATTTCCACTTACCACCATATTCTTTACCCATTTGTTTCTTGAATCCCTTGACAGCTTTCTTTCTAACAGAAGCCTTAGGATGATCTGAAACATTTTGAAGAGGTGATCTACCACTTGGAGCTTCACCGTGTTCTGGATCTACGAATGCTTCAAGAATTTCCTGTCTCCACTCTTCACTCATATTTGCCATAATCACAAGTGCTGCCTGCTCGGTGTCAGCATAACCTTCATCGAGAAGATGACCTTTGATAATATCAAACATATCAACAGAGTTCCTAAGTGCAGACTGCACGGTTGAAAGATCACCACTTCTTAATCCACCTACAGGAGTTCTACCAGCTCTGATATCACCAAGTCTTTTTGCAGTGGCAAGATCTCGATTTCTTCGTTCTTCGGCACCCTTTGCACCACCACCTGCAATATACTTGATGGTTGTTCCTAAGTCTTCACGCAGAGACTCTTCTTGCAGTTCTTCAGCCTCTTCTGGATGTGCATACATTGACTGATAAGCAGCCATACCAAGTTTTAAATCTTTATCCATGTCTCTGTGTATGGGAATACAAATATTTATGACAGTTGTGAATTTCAGTGAAATGTTCTGGTAGAATACAGAAGTCACACACAAACGTATTGAGACTTATGAGTTCCTATAAAAATTATGATTCTTAGAGTGGCGGCGCATATTCTCTCTAAAATTGACTTCTAAATAACCTTGTGTTATGATACTTTTATAAACCATTGAGGATTTTATGGCTAAAGGATTTACTGTAAAAGCGGCGGCGCCGAGTGCTAACGATGATGATTTTGATCTTGAAGCGGCGAAAGAACTTGCAAGAGGTAAGGCAGTTGTTTTCTGTCTTCCTGGGCGTGGATGTTCATATACGTTTCTTAAGAACTTTGTTCAACTCTGTTTTGATCTGGTTCAAAACGGGATGAGTATTCAAATTTCTCAGGATTATAGTTCGATGGTAAACTTTGCCCGTTGTAAAGTTCTTGGGGCAAACGTTCTCCGTGGTAAGAATCAAGTTCCTTGGGACGGTAAACTACAATACGATTATCAACTCTGGATTGATAGTGATATCGTATTCAATACTGAAGCATTCTATCGTCTGATTGCAATGGATAAAGATATTGCAGCTGGTTGGTATATGACTGAAGATGGGCGTACCACTTCCGTTGCACACTGGTTGGAAGAAGATGACTTTGCTAAGAATGGTGGAGTCATGAATCATGAAACTGGTGAAACCATGAGTAAGCGTCGTAAACCATTTACGGTTGATTATACTGGTTTTGGTTGGGTTCTGATTAAGAAAGGTGTGTTTGAGACTCTGGAGTATCCCTGGTTCGGCCCTAAACTACAGGTGTTTGAGTCTGGCGAAGTTCAAGACTTCTGTGGCGAAGATGTTTCCTTCTGTTTGGATGCAAAAGAAAAAGGATATGAGATCTGGTGTAATCCCATCATTCGGGTGGGGCATGAAAAAACTCGTGTAATCTGAGGGTAAATTATGGCAAAAGCAAAATCACCAATGAATAAAACTGGTTATGTGCCAGGGAAACCAAAACAGACTCGACAGGGAAAAGGAACCAATACTAAATATGCAGCGAGTAGTCGAAATGGCGCTAGTAAACCATATCGAGGGCAAGGAAAAGGATAAACATGTCATGTCTCATCACCAATTTACCATCTGAAGAAATTTGGGTTCGTAAAGAATATCTTACAGATCATCAAAGTGGTTGGGGAGAATTTGTAAAAGGCGTCTGGGTATCGGCTAAGTCGATTCCTGGGCGTGTTTTTTATTTTGAAACATACTTACCAGAGTATGCTGCAATGTATGACAAATTACCGATCAGTGCCTTTGTCTCTCGTCCAGAAACTCCTACCCCAGACATGAGTTTACCTAATTTACAATTTTGGAATTGTATGGATTATGGTGTAGTGTCTATTCGTAAGCAGTTTATTGGATCTATGGACTATGAATGCTATACAAGAGACCACGGACCTCAAAAAGGCACTTACATTTGCACTTTAGATAATTATCATCAGGATCCAAACGTAATTGACTATGCAACTTCGGAGAATCCTGCAGAACATAAGTCGTTTAACCTCATCGAATTGCAAAATGGGCAGTATGCACTCTATCCAAACAACCGTATACGCATATATGACAACAGTTTAACACCAAAAGATCCAAAAACTCCCGATTTTAAGGTATCGACTAGATATTATCAGGTTGAAAACAGTTATGAACGTCTTGCAATGGGCAATGAGGACGAATATTTCTGGAAAACAGCACAAGAACGGGATAGCAACCCCGTAAAAAGTTCTGATTTTCACTAATCAGGAGCTAAAATGGAAGAAAAAGAGGTTCTCATTGAGACTTTACATCAAGATCTTGTCAAAAATCGTCATAATCTCTCAAAACAAACTGAATTGCATGAAAAAATCAGAAATGATGAGGACTATGATGACTGGGAATATGGAACTGAACCCACATATGGGAAAATCACGATGTAAAACCCTATAAATATTGGTAGGATTTTATATTTTCTAATGCCGATTCAAAGAGTCGATAAGAAATTTGTCGATATTAGTCTTTCTTTCAAAAGAAATCCGATATCAAACGATATTTTGCTGATTAAAAATGAAGATGCGGTTAAAAGATCTATCAGAAACCTTATTTTTACAAATAATGGAGATAGATTTTTTAACCCGTTGATTGGTTCATCAATTCGCAATGCTTTGTTCAGCCTTGCAGATATAACTTTAGATATCGGAATTGAACAAACGATTAAATTGGTATTAGAAAATTTTGAACCAAGAATTAAAGTTAAGTCTGTGACTTCTGTAATATCTTCAGACACAAACGAATGTAATGTAGAAATCATATATGATCTTCTTGGTTCTGAGGTTGTTCCTCAAAACTTATCATTTATTCTTCAATCAACTAAGGCATAATAATGGCATTTACTCAGTATACTAACCTAGATTTTGATCAGATCAAACTGAGTATTAAAAACTATCTCAGGGCAAATGGGAAGTTTACCGATTTTGATTTTGAAGGATCAAACCTCTCAGTTTTGATTGATATTTTAGCGTATAATACTTATATTAACTCATACAATGCCAATATGGTGGCGAATGAGTCATTTTTGGAAACTTCAACACTTAGGGAAAATGTAGTTTCCTTAGCAAGAAATATTGGATATGTTCCAAGATCAAGAAGATCTGCAAGAGCAACAATTGATTTTAGTGTCAACTTAGGAACTGATACAAATGCAGTATCGTTAACTCTTAAAGCTGGATTAGTTGCAACAGGTTCATCTAAAAATAGTAGTGTTACGTTCTGTATCCCACAAGACATTATTGTTCCAGTCAATAATGGAATTGCTTTCTTTGATAATGTTGAAATTTATGAAGGCACTTATGTAACTACTAACTTCACAGTCAATCTAGATCAAAAAGATCAGAAGTTTATTTTACCAAATCCTTTTGTTGATACTAGCACATTAAGAGTAAAAGTTTCTCTTGACAAAAATACCACAAGTTATCGAGAATATTTTCAAGTCTCCAATATTTTCTCAACAACATCTTCAAGTGAAATTTATTACTTATATGAGATTTCTGACGAAAAATATGAACTTGTATTTGGTGATGGTAAGTTTGGTAGAAAACTTTTAAATAACAATGAAATTGAATGTACTTATATTGTTAGTGGTGGTTCTAAAGGTAATGGAATTCAACAGTTTAGTTTTATTGGAGTTCTAAAAGACAATGAAGATTCTCCAGTCACATCTGTAATTCCATCAATTACTACAATTTCAAAAGCTGAAAATGGAGATTTTATTGAAAGTGTAGAATCTATCAAAAAGTTTGCTCCGAAGGTTTATGCTTCTCAATACAGAGCAGTAACAACTCAAGACTATGAAGCTATTTTATCTGAGATTTTTCCAAATACTGAATCCGTTACAGCTTTTGGTGGAGAAGATTTAGATCCTCCACAGTACGGTAAAGTGTTTATCACCCTAAAACCTAGAAATGGGTTTTACTTATCAAACTTCGTAAAAAAAGAACTAAAGGAGAAATTAAAATCATATTCTGTAGCCGGAGTTTCTCCTGAAATAATTGACTTGAAGTTCTTGTTTGTAGAAGTATTATCTACAGTATACTACAATCAAACTGTTGGCAGCGATACAATAGTAATTGAAGATAAGGTTATAAGATCATTACGAAAATATGCAAATAATTCTGACATAAACAAGTTTGGAGGAAGAATTAAGTATAGTAAAGTTGTAAGTTTAATTGACAGCGCTGACAAGGCAATTACATCAAATATTACAAAATTACTGATGTATAGACAACTTCAAGTTGCTCTTCAACTGGAAGCCGATTATGAATTATGTTTTGGTAATGCGTTTCACGTTTATAAAAATAGTCATAATATTAGATCTACTGGATTTAAGATTGCCGGAGTAACTGGAACTCTATATTTTGCTGATAAAAAAACAAATGAAACTCAAGGAACACTGTTTATTTTTAAATTGAGAGATAACGTTCCAGTAATTGTTGATAGTAATATTGGAAAAGTAAATTATAAAACTGGAGAAATTTTGATCAATACCATTCAAATCACATCTACAACTAAATCAGGTGGAATCATTGAAATTGAGGCAGTTCCAGAATCCTATGATATTATTGGATTAAAAGAACTTTATTTGAGAATGGTTCTGAGACGCGACTACATAGATATAGTGCCTGATCTGATTGATTCTGGTTCTAGTTCTTCTGGAGTGAGACACATCTCAACGTCTAGTTATATCGATTCGACAGAAACTCAATATATCAGAAAATAATGCAAGAAAAAATTCCACATAAGGTTAAAATTAGTCAGATAGTAGAAAGTCAGATTCCAGAGTACTTTCTAGAAAATAATCCTAATTTTGAAGAATTTTTAAGGCAGTACTATATTTCTCAGGAATATCAAGGTTCTCCTATAGACATTCTTGAGAATATAAACTTCTATACAAATATTGAGGCATTTACTCATACGAATTTAACAGAGTCAACTACTCTTTCTGCAGACGTTACTTTTTATGATACAACGATCTCGGTTACTTCAACTGCAGGTTGGCCAAAAACTTATGGTTTGTTGAAAATAAACGATGAGATCATTACTTATACTGGAATCACTTCAACTTCTTTTGTTGGATGCATTAGAGGATTTTGTGGAGTCGATAGTCTTAATGAAGTTAATAACCCAGATGAATTTGTATTTTTAGACACAGTATCTTCAGATCACAATCAAGGGGATGTTGTAGAAAACCTCAGCAACTTATTTTTAAAAAAATTCTTTGAAGACTTTAAATATCAATATACCCCAGGATTTGAAAATGTAAAGATTAATACTGAAATTAATGTTTCAAACTTAACACAATACGCAAAAGATTTTTATAAGTCAAAAGGTACAGATAGTTCATTTAGAATTCTTTTTGATATTCTATTTGGGGTTGATATTTCTATTACGAAACCAGCAACTCAACTGTTTACACCTTCTGATGGACAATGGGTTGAAAACAAATTCTTGATTGTTGAGGATTTAACTGGCGATATTCGTAAAATAAGTAAAGGAGTCACTTTAAAACAAAATCCTAAAGATGGGAACAATGGTGCAGAAGGAATTGTTTATTTCTTTACTGATGTTCCAAGATCAATTAATGGAAAGTTTTATAGTAGATTAGGATTTGACTTAGAAACTTTATCGGGAACATTTACAAATACAGCTGTAACAAAAGCAGTTTTAGAATCTCCAATAAATTCAACATCAATTACTGTTGACTCTACAGTAGGATTTTCTGATAGTGGAAAACTCTATATTAAAACTTCTAAAGGGTTAGAGAGTTTTACTTATTCATCAAAAACTAATAATCAATTTATAGGATGTATTGGTTTAGGATCTACATCATCACTTGGAGAATCTCTAGGACATGGAGAGGAAATCTATGATGATAATTTACTTTATGGTACAATAGAAGACAAAACAAAATATTTTGCAGTTTCAAATATAGTATCAGATATAAAAAATCCAAATACAAGATATTTAAATCCAGATGACAAAATAAATATCAAGTCTTTTGGATACATCAACTCTGTTGATCCAATTTTCACAACTTGGATATACAACATCGCTAAAAAATATGAGATAACTTCATACAATATTTTATCTTCAAATCAATGTGAGTTTAAACTCAATAATTATATTAATCTTTATAAAAAGGATAAAGTTATTGTAAATGTTAAAAAACCAGGCACTACAGAAATTGAAACTATTGAGGGGAGTGTAACTTCTATTTCGGATGGAGTTATTGTAAATTTAGATAGTTCAGAGTTAAGTGGAATCTCTACAAGTAATATCTTTTTAAGAAAAAAAATTAAAAAAGCTTCTAGTTCAATTTATAGTGGCGTTGATGTATACGTTACTGAAGTACAAAATACTTATTTTGATGGAAATGATGTATATGTAGCATCTTCATGTCTTACAGATTCTCTAATTGAAACACAAGACAATTCAAAAATTTTCCAAAAAACGCATATTGATACCACTACGTTTACAATTTATCTGCCAAACCATAACTACTTTAGTGGAGAATTAGTAACATACGAGGTTGGTGATGGGGCAACGGTTCCTATTGATAATTTAGAAAACAAAAGAAAATATTTTATTAAAAAAATTGACGGTGATAGAATTTCTCTTTGTCTGAATCGTTCTGCTATATATAAAAATTCTGTTATTGAGATAACTTATTCCTCTACTACCGGCCAATTACATAAGTTAACTCCATCAACTCTATATGGAAAGAATTTAACATCACAAAATTTACTTAAAAAGTTTCCAGTTGTTCCTCAACCAGTGATTGTTGAAAATGAAGTACCTGGAGTCAATGGATCTATTGGAATATTTTTAAACGGAGTGGAAGCTCTTGATTCAAAATCTCCATATAACATTTACTATGGTAATATTGAAGAGATTGAAATTAAAAAATCTTTAAATGATATTAATGTCATTAATCCTCCCGTCTTAGTTATTGAAGATGAAAATGGATCTGGAATAGATGCTCATCTTAACGTCTCTGGTTCTATTAAAGAAGTTTTAATTGATAATAGGGGATTTAGATTTTTAGAAGATCCAAAAGCTAAGATTATTGGTGGTAATGGAAATGGAGCTTTATTAGATGCAAGAGTAACTCTTTATGATCAAGAGTATTTCTTAGATTTTTTCGCCACTTCAGTTGGTGTTAACACAATTTCCGATATTATCAGTTTTGAACAAAAACACAATTTAGTTCTTGGAGACTCAGTTTTATATTCTTCAAATTTTCAAACTTCTCCTGGAGTTCTTAGATCTGTAGGAGTAGGATCTACATCTGTTGGTATTGGTGTCACTTTAGCTGAAAATAGTCAATATTTTGTTGGAGTTGTGAGCGAAAGATCTATTAAACTTCATTATACAAATAATGATGCTATTTTGGGAATCAATACAGTAGATTTTACTTCTCATGGATCTGGAATTCAAAAGTTAGTTCTTAATGAACCAATTTCTGTTTTGGCAGATATCAGAATTGTTGATCCTGGAACAAACTATAGAAATAAAAAAATAAAAATTGATAGTAACAAATATCCACCAAATGATTATTTGGAAACGAGCACTATTAGAACTGGAGTTAACACTCACGAACATTATATTTTTGCCAAAAAACATAACTTTGAGACAGGAGATTTAATCGAATATTCTCAAATTGGATCAGGAACATCAATAGCTGGTATTTCTTCATCAGTTCAATATTACATTCTAAAAATTGATGATGATAGGTTTAGATTGACAGAATCTAAAATTTCTGTTGCAACAACATCATATTCTAATGATGTTGGTTTTACAACTTCATTTGAAACTTTAGATACAACTCAATTTTTAGATCAGGAAAAATATATTAAAATATCAACCGTTGGTGTAGGAACACACATTTTTAAATATCCAGATATCATTGCTGAAATATCTGGAATGACTGCGGCTGGTAGTACAACTTTATATCAAAGAGTAAAATGTTTTGGTAAAGCAGAAAGTGTATTCATATATGATGCAGGATCTTCATATGGATCTGAAGATATCTTTAATTATGAAAAACAACCTAATATTTGGATAAATTCTGGATCTGGAGCCAGAATTAATCCAATATTAAATGATGAAGGAAGATTGGTTGATTACGTCATCAAAAAAGGTGGATCAAACTATGTGGGAACTCCAGAAGTAATTGTATCGGGTATCGGATCTGGCGCTGTTTTAAAACCAACTTTACAGGACGGAGTGATTACATCTTTACAAATTGTAGACTCTGGAATTGGATATGTTAGAGGAAATACTACGATTACAGTGGTTCCTGTTGGAGCTGCTAGTTCCACATCAATATCCTTTAGAACAAAAATAAAATCGTGGAATGTAAATTCATTTGAATTAAACAAAAAACAACTTACATCTTCTGATGATGGAGTTATTTTAGAATCCTTAAATCAAAATTATGGAAATAGGTATATTAATTACACAGTATCTAGAAACTTAAGAGAAAAATTGGGTGACAACATTGAAAAAACTGATAATGGTTATCAGGAAGTTGAATCACCTAATCACTCTCCAATTTTAGGTTGGGCGTATGATGGGAATCCAATTTATGGCCCATATGGATATTCATCTCCAACTAGTGCATTTGAAGTTAAAAGAATGGAATCTGGATATATATCAGTTTTAAAACAAAACAGGCCTCCAATAAGTGAATTTCCACTTGGATTTTTTAATAATGATTATGAATTCGTAAACTCGGGCGATCTTGATGAGTGTAATGGCAAGTTTGGCATCACTCCAGAATTTCCAAAAGGAACTTATGCGTATTTTTGTCCGATATCATCTCTCAATGGATCAGGAGCATACGAAAACAGTAGAGAACCAGTTTATCCATATATTATAGGCAGCAAATTTAAAAATTTTGTTGATACAAGTAATTTTAAAAATTCTTGGGATCAAAACTTGTTAGAATCCAAAGATACTGATTTAACTAAAAATTTAACCCCCTATGATTCAAATAATTATGAGTTTTTAGATTTAACTACGTCACCTAAAGAAGAAATTTTTAATGTTAAGAGTATAGTAGTTTCAGGAAATAAAGTTGACACAATTAAAGTCATTACTCCAGGAACAAATTATAAAGTAAATGAATTTATAAAATTTGACGATACAAACACTGGGGGAAGTGGGTGTGAAGCATACGTTTCTTCAATTGTAGGTAAATCAATAACTTCAGTAGTAGGAGTTAATACATTTTTCTATAATGTCAAGTTTGATTATAAAGGAGCTACTGTTACTGGAATTACCTCTATTCCGCATAATTTATCGACGGGAGATGTCATAAGAATAAATTCTATTCGTTCTGATGACGAGATTCCAGAAAATGACACTACAGATTCCGCATACTTTAAACAAATTATAGGATCTCATTATATTTCAGTACCAAAGATAACCTCAGGTATTTCAACTAATGTACCAAGTTATTCTGGTTTTACTGGATTAACAACATTCATAGAACTAACTGCCGTAAATTTGAACAAGAGTTTCAAGGTTAATGATGTTGTAGGAATCAAATCAGAATCAATGTTGGTGTTGAATGTTGATCAAATTAATAATAGATTAAGAGTTTTGAGAGGTTATGATCCTAAAAATCCAGGTTCACCTGCTTCCTCAGGAATTGCGATTACAACTGGAGATATTCTTGAAGTTGAACAAACCGAGTTTAGTTTTGATCTACCAACGATTCTTTTTAACAAAACAATATTAAATAAGAGATCTTTATTCTTTGATCCAGAAGATTCTGTAGGTTTAGGCACCACTGGCATTTATGTTAACTATAGTGTTGGAATAGGTAGTACTTCTAATCAGAGAAGAAGATTCTTAAAAGAACAAAGGATTTATTTACCAAATCACGGATTAGCCACTGGTGACAAGCTTTTATACAACTCTGGTGCAGGAATTGCTGTGAGTGTTTCTAACAGTATTAATCTTAATGAGGTGGTTTCTTTAGCGTCAACTGTGTTTGTGATCGAAAAAGGAATAGATCATATTGGATTGAGTACAACTAGAGTCGGATTGGCAGCCACTGGTGCCGGATTGTACTTTGTCACGGGTGGTAGTGGTGCAAAACACCAATTTATAACTAACTTTGGAGAAAGTCTCATAGGAGATATTCAAAGAACTTATGCAACTGTTTCTTTGGGAGAAACTCACGGATTAACTGAAAATGATGAGGTAACATTAAACGTTATCCCGAATGAAACAATAACTAAAGTTGTCAAGTTTGATTCAATTAATCAAAACTTAATTGTTGGCATAAACACTATAAGTTCTTCTGAAATTACCACTGGATCTTCAGGTTCATCTTTCATGATAAGAAATCATGGTTTATCAAATGGAAGTAAGATTGTTTACCAATCAAATTCTCCAGCTTTACCACTCGTTAATAATAGAGAATATTATATCATAAAAATTGATGAAGATAAAATTAGACTGTCCGATACATTGTTTGGATCAACAAATTCCTATGAATTTATTAAATTGACAACAACTGGATCTGGAATCCATACAATGTCATATATTAATCCAAAAATTGATGTTGTAAAAGGAAATATTTTAAAATTTGATTTATCGGATCCTTCATTAAGTAACTATGAGTTTAAATTCTATGAAGATAAAGATTTTAAAAATCAATTTGTAGGAAGTGGAAAGTATTTCGAAAATTCCAAATTTGAAATAGAAACTTCTGAATCTTATATTGCCTTGGATACAAATCTGGTAGAGAAGGGGTTATATTATTCAATAAACTTAAAAGATAAGACTATATCTTCAGACGTAGCTGAGTTTTATCCAGATACTGAGGTTTCAAACTATTCTAAGATAGTACTATCAAACTCTAAGTTCAATCTAACTGGATTAGCTTTTGATACCAATCATGCATCATCTCAGTTTAATATTGCAGTTTTACCACAAAACGACTTTGAAACAGTATCCTATAGTTCAACAAATACCTCATTATTAAATTATACCACAAGTTCGGAAACAGATATAGGCCCAATCGATAAGATTGATGTTTCATTTGGAGGTGTTGGATATTTAAGACTACCAACAATTGACTTAATTGATACTGAATATGGATATGGAGCACAACTTTCTGTAGAGTCAAATAAAATTGGAGCTATAAATCGTTATGAAGTCTATAAACCAACTTTTGAAATTCCTTCAGATTATACTGTAAAACCAATTTTAGAATTCCCAATCAGTCTTCGAATTAGAGATAATTATAAACTAGATTCAATTGGAATTGAAACTGGTGGAAGAGGTTATTATGATCCTCCGACTCTTATCGCTTTAAACAAAAATAAGAAAGAAATATCTGGATTAGTATTTGAAACTAAATTAACTGCACAATCAGTCTCTGAAGTTACAATTATTCAAAATAGAAATGATCTGTCAAGAGACATTTCAATTATTCCTATAGATAATGGAAATGGATTTATTGTTGAGTTAGCTGAGTTTAACAGCGGAACAGACACTGCAACTTTAACTTTAGATCTTAATCTAAGCTCTGAACAAATTGCTAATCAAATAAAAGTTGGAGATGAAATATTTGTTGAAGGCATTGAATCTTCATCGGGTATTGCTACCTATAATTCATCATTAAATGATTATAAAAACTTCTCGGTAGTTGGAGTAAGCAGTGCTGCTAAAACAATCAGTTATCTAATCACAGGTACAGATCCAGGAGATTTTAATGAAGATAAGTCTAATGGATTTGTCATCCTAAAAAATGATCTTGCTAGATTTACTCCAAACTATGTTTTAGGCGATTTTACCAATGGAGAAATTATTACAATCACAAAACCAAATGGGCAAAAAGAAGATTTCATTTGCACTTCAGACAATGGTTGGGATGGTAAAGTTTTAAAGGTTAGATATCTGAATCAATTCTCCGAATTTGTAATTGAACCAGGAGACTCTGTATTTGGTAATTTGTCTCTGCAAAGAGGGATTATAGATATAATAAACACATCAACTGCAGATGCTGTAGTCAATTCATCATATGTAAATAGTATAGGTTGGGAAAAAGATTATGGTAAATTGAGTGTATCAAATCAAAAATTATCAGATAATGTTTATTATCAAAAGATGTCATATGACATTAAGACATCTCTTTCTCCAACTGAATGGAAATCAACAGTAGATTCTTTAAATCATACATCAGGATTTAAGTCTTTCGGAAGCGTTATCATCGTATCAGAACCTACTGATACCTTTCCTGTGATCCATTCTCCGACTGATGATAATTCACCTGATGGTGGTGGAGATGGTGGTGGAGGAGATGGTGGTGGAGGAGATGATGATGGTGGCGGTGGTGGTGGAGATGATGATGGTGGAGATGATGATGGTGGAGATGATGATGGTGGAGATGATGATGGAGATGATGATGGTGGAGATGGTGGTGGAGATGATGATCTATAGAAGCCAAAGGATCCACTGGA